AATGGCATCTGCCCATGAGATCTCATTCCATGCTTGTACTACATTCATTAGTATAATCCTGGTAAGTTAGCAGCAGTAGTTGGTGTGATACCATCTCCAACTTCAGGAAGTGGATCACCTTCATTAGGTATTAGATCATCTATATCTGGTGGAGGTGCTAATGTACCTTGCTGATATCTAATATCTCTTAACTCACTGAAGTTTTTATTCTTGGTACCACCATCATATTCCCATGCATACCCTTCAGCAATCATCTGTTCATTAAGTGATGTCTCAGCATCGCCAACGTATAACCAACCAAGAAGCCGACCATACTTACCCATGCCACCTTTGAGTTCAGTGCGTATAGTAAGTTCATGCTCCCCATTGATTGTGTCCTCTAAAGTATGTTTCATCCAGTTAGTAGCATCTATTCCTAGTGCCTTCTCTTCTAAATCTCTAGTCCTCTTCTCAGGAGTATCGATACCAGCTATTCTCACACGTTCGTGCTTATAGATATCAAATCCTAAATCTATTACTACGTCAATGGTATCTCCATCAACTACTTTTGTTATCTCCGTCACTCGGAAGTTGTAGCAACTCTTCCTCGACGGTGGTGTCATCTTGCCCATTGGGGTACCATTCGTCATACTTAAATATGTATACGAGTGCGACACCTACCAGTAATATAAGGATGCCACACATAATATTAACAGACCAGACTACTTCAGACATGGTGGATCAAATAAGACTTCATTCATATACTTGTCCGTCCACTCTGAATCAAACCATCTCTCTAGTATAGCACGTGTCTTGTCATTTCTCTTCTGACTCTCACAATACCAGATCTGATCATCCAATCTCTTCATGGTATTGACCCAGAAGGTATCTCTCTTAGTAGAGAGTACTCTATCACGATACTCCTTAAGGTATAGAAGGACAACACAATAGAAATTTGCTTTATCAATCTCCTCAGTCAGTCTTGTAAACTTACAGTATGGTGAGAAGATCTCATCACCCCACAATGGTAGTGCTCTCTTACCACTAAAGTTAAACTTGTTACTAAGAGATCTTATCTCACTATAGAAATCCTCACCAACACCATGCACAGGTGACACATCAACTATAGCAGCAGTCACTGTCTTACCATTAGATACAATATCACATCCAAATATAGGTATAGCATAGTGAGGATCAGGAAAGAATACACAATGTAATATCTTTATACCACCTATCTCTGCTTCTTCTATATGAATCTTTCTTAACTCAGGTGTCTTAAACATTCTATTACGAATGGTAAGATCATCCTTCTCAACTACCAAATTTGGTAATGGTTCTACATCAGGTAAATCCTCAATAGTACTAAGGATCAATCCACCTATGTCCTCTGTTAACTCACGCATAACTAAAAAAGAACTCCCTAATTATTTTCTCCGACTCTTCTTTACCAAAGGCACTACCCAGATACCCTGAGATAGGATCCAACTTGATCATATACTTATCAAAGTCATGGTAGTAACTACCATCTTCTCCAGTAGGTTTTCCTTTTTCTATTAACTGTCTATAGTACAACAAATATGTCGTAAACATAGGTAGATAATCATCCACCTCTTCTGCCTTACAATATCTAACGTAAATGTTCTTAGAGAAATGATTACCCTTCTCAAAGAATCTATAATCTTTCTCTGCAAATGGTAGACTGTCTACCTCATACAGATAATTCTCTATTGGATGTTGGAAATCAAATACTATTATAACTTTCTTCTCACTAAATCCCATCAAGTCCATACCAAAGCAAGGGATTATCTCATCTCCTATCTGTGGTGTCTTGGGATATATTATATTGTTATGAATATTAAGATGCTTCCCATCCCATATATCTACATGCCTAGACTTGAGGAAGTACTTACCACTGTATAAGTCAGCAGTTAACTTAGTACCTTTCTTATTCTCCCAAGTTGCATGTCGTTTCTCAAACATCAGGTCAGGGAAAATGTCAAAGACTGCTTCCCTATAACCCTCCCATAGGTCGGTCATAATAAATCACATAGTATACTATCTATGCGTATGCTTGGGCTGCTAACCAGAATGATAGACTTAAAGATGATCCCATGATGGTGAGGCGACTCATCCACCACATTATCTCATGTTTGTTTTTAGTGATCCTACTCATAGTTCCATTCCCATGGTACAGTAGTCAATAAAATGAGGATGCTCCCTTAATGCAGGGACATCCTCTTTGCTATGTTCTATTGCTTCGTATGCGTCTACTGCATACTCACAAATCTCGTAATGCTTTTGTGTTGCGTCGTGGTAACCCACGGTATATGTCTTCTGGGGCATGATCTTTCAATCCCAAGTATGTAAGTATTTATACTTTTTTGCTCTGTTTTTCCTCGTTTTTTATTGCTTTCCTCACCTGCTTTGCATAGTAGATTTCCTGTGGTGTGTACCAATCAGGGTGTTTCTTTGCTGCCTTAATTAATTTCTTTGCTGCCTTCTTATCCTTCACTCTTTAAGTACTTGCGACGGTGCTCTAAAATATTTGTTTATAACTTCTACTTGATCTTGGTATCTAGCAATCTTATCCAACTCACCTTGAATTGCTTCAGTGATATCAGAATGCTCTCCAATACCTACAGGATGTTCTAAGTAAACATTAACGTTCACCTTGTGCTTTTCAATTTCACCTTGAGCATGTGCTAAGACTGCTCGTAATAATTGTTCTCTCATGTGTAATGGTGGCATAATTTATTCAGTTAATTTTGGGTTCTTTGGACAAAGAGCCTCGTGCTTTTCAATGTAATCGTACGGACGCTTATGTCCCTGCGGTGCTTTTAAACCACAGTGGATACATACCGTACGTGTGAATCCTGGACTAGCCATAATGGTAACTTGGTTTGTTTGATTTCTTAGACAGTTTACCTGATCTAACCTTAGTGCCAGAAGTCTCCCCTTGTGAACTAGGGTGCTTACCTGGTTTAGACTTACCCAAGTTAACAGAAGGTTTTGTCTTCTTAGACTCAGTGTCGTGTAAACGTGCTGGCTTATTCTTATCTTTAGTTATAACACTTTCTTGACCATGCTTTCTGCCTAGTCTTCTCATCACTTTACCAAAGCGACGCTTACTCATGCCTTTACCTGGTGAGGTTTGGTATGAAACTTCACGTCCTTTCTCACCTGAATCATATTTATACTCACCGACTCCTTTCTTATATCCTATTCCTTTTTTCTTTAGGTCTTTTTCGAGCCCCTTGCGGGACTCACGATTCTTTTTTGCGTCTGTACCCCTGTCAGCACTAATGTTTCCAGTGGTTTGAGTCTTGGATTTAGTTAACATCCTAGTAGTAGGGTTACCCTCTGCCATGAATGTTTTAAATGACATCAAAGGTGTTTCTTCCTTCACATGGTCAGCAGCCTTGTATAGAGGTTTGCCAGTCTTAGCATTCTTCTTACCTGACTTGTAACCTTTCCATGCAGGTGTGTTACCTTTCTTGTCAGCATTAGTTACAGTGTACTCCTCAGAAGCATTCTCCTTCTTTCTCTTAGAAGCCGCAGCTGCATAGAATTTAGATGCTTGCTTGACTCTTTTCTTAGCACCTTCTTTGTCTCCTGCTACTGCTTTCTTACCTCTATCTTTGTCAGCGGCTTTAGATGCTGCACTAAGAGTATCAGCAGATATCTCGTGGAGAGTTTCCTCTTTTTTTGTACTCATAATAGCTCCTTTGCCATGTTTCTTTTCAATGTTTTTCTTAACAATATCAAGTGCGGTAACACCTTTACCATGCTCTTTCTCAGCTTGCTTTTGGTAAACAGTTTTACCTTTGACCTTTTTATTGTCAGGTGTACGTTTACTAGGGGTTGACTTACGGTCAGAACCATCATGTCCTATACCATACTTTACGAGACGGTCATCTCGCATGCGATCATAACCCTCCTCTTCAATCTTCTCTTTCTTCTTCTTGTCTTTGGGTTTGGTAAGTTTGAATTTTACCTTACCATCTCCTTTATAGAGACCGTAAGCTGTACCTTCTACCTTGTATGCAGGTACCTTCGCACCTTTCTTACCTCTTCTTTCCTTGTGCTCTTCTCTACGTTTGTCAATTGTCTTACCCCTTTTATTTTCAGGGTCAAACATTGCTGGTTCACCATGTCCAGGTCCAGACCTTCTATAATTTCTTATAGATGCTTTACCGTAGTCACTACGACCTTTATCAACTTTTGCTTCGTTAACGTCGGTCATCTTAGCCTCCAACAACTTGTACTTGCTCTACAACCACATCAGCACTACCAGCAGTTAATTTAATTGCACGTTGTACAACAGGTCTTGTACCAGCAGAGATCTTAGCAGTTGCTAGTGCATAGTCAGCAGATGCACCAGAAGCGTCAAGGTCAGTAGTAATAGTAGAATCAGTTATGGATGCGACTTTCTTGCCACCACTTGCAGCAGAAACAAATGCTGCAACGAATGCAGTGTCACCACCATTAGCAGTAGAAATATAGTCATTAGCAGCGAAGTTATGTCTCTGTCCAGCACCACCTGTGATAGTGAGTACCGTAGGATTAGCATCAGTTGCTGCTTCTATTGTTGCAGACTTCGCTTTACCACATGAGATTAACTCAGGTGTTGCAGCTGCAAGAGTTATAGCAGGACCACCGTCAACTTGTATCGAAGATGCACTAGCAGAGTATACTCTGAGCACTCCAGATTTTACGGTGACATACCCTGTGCCACTAGCACTTATTGTTTGGGTATCTAATACATTAATTACTGACATGACTTAAACGTTCCTACTATGTTATTTATCTTGCTTTTGTTTTAGAAATTTAGCAAGTTCTGCTGTGCTACCAACAAACATGGTGTTGTTGGTGACTTGTTTATCAGATGAAGACCCTTTTGGATTCTCTATCTCATTAACTTTTTTGTGAAGGTCAGCAAGTTTATCAGCAACATCACCGACGTGCTTGATCATTTGGCCTGCTACTTCGTACGCCCTTGGTTGATCACTGCTCTGAGCCACTTCGAGGATACCGTCCACCGCTTCCTGACCTTTTTCAATAAGCGAGTAGAGATTTGCCCTCGTGTAGTCATAGTCTTTCTTGAGTTGCTCCGTAGTCGTCGCTGGTACAACTTCCATCTTATGCTCCTTTTTAGGAACAATAGATGTCTCAACGTCCAGAGCTTCTTCGATCCCATCAAACTTCTTCATCTTGTCCTGTTACTGGGTTCCATTGTTTAGAGTCAACAAACTCACTCGTTAGTTCATTAAATCCGAAGTTATCATCTGCATCAGCAGTGATAGGATCAGGTTGTACTGAGTACCTGACCTCTCTCGGTGCGTTAGGTGCATTCTTAGTATCAGCAGCGTAGTCAACAATTGCCTTCTTGATAATCTCACCAGACTTGTCTTGGACAGGACCGTATAAGTAAGTCTTAGCAACAAATTGTAACGTATAAACTAATGTCCTACGAGTGTCATAGTCACCCTCATATACATCTTCATAATTTATTGAGGTTAATGTGACTGGATAGTCTCTCTTCTCATCCATTGTGGGCACAAGGTTTAATGTAATATTAAAACTTGGTTGGAAGAAAGGTAATATCTGCTCAAGAATCTGAAGACCATCGTCTTGATTCTTTGCCATGATTGCCAATTCAAAATTCAAATTATATGGTATTG